CTCCCCCGTTAACGCACTTCTGTAGATTGCCGTTTGCCTCATTCAGCGTCGTGGTGCCAGACGAGATCGTTCCCAAATCGTGAACCGTGGTCGCGAAGCCAGCGGTCAAAACATCTGCCGTGTCAGCCTTGAGGGTGTCCGCATCGTAAGCCTGAACGTCTGATCCGATCGCTACGCCGAGGTTTGTCCTCGAGGTCGATTTGTTGCTCAATGAATTGAGATTATCCGCCGCCGTCAGGAAGCTCGACGCATCAACCGCCGCGTCCTGCCATGAGCTACCATTGTAGACCCGGACGACATTTGAGCTTGTGTTGAAATACAGATCGCCAGCATCGAGGCCGGACGTTGGATCGCTCGATGCAGCGCCGTGATACTGCCCTTGAAATGTACTGAGCGAGGATGCAGCAGAGGTAGCAGATGACGCGGCAGAGGTGGCCGATGAGGCCGAAGCTGTTTGGCTTGCCGCCGCCGCTGTCTGGGCAGTTTCCGCAGCGGTCTTCGCAGTTTCAGAAGCGTTTTTATTAGACAACGCCGCCGCTGCTGATGTACTTGCCTCTGCGGCTTTTGTTGTTGCCGTTGCAGCCGATGTGGTCGCACTGCTGGCGCTGGCGGTCGCTGATGACTGGCTTGAAGCCGCAGAAGTTGCGCTGGACGCCGCTGCTGACTGGCTTGAGGCCGCCGCCGTCGCGGAGGATGCCGCATTGGACGCCTGAGTAGCCGCCCCATTTATCGCAGATATGTTGGTAGCGTTCGTATTGATTGACGCGATGTTCGTGGCGTTAGTGTTTACGTTGGTAATCGAACCAGCCACTGTGTCCATTGCCGTGACGTTTGCGCTGGTGCCAAGGGTGTTCATGTCGGTCACAACGTCTGCCGTTGCCAGCACGTTCATGTCAGCCACAAAGTCGGCGGACGCGACGGTGTTTAGGTCAGAAACAAAATCTGCGGACGCGACTGTATTGATGTCGGCAACGAAATCAGCAGTGCCAATGATCGCCATATCGGCTACCGCATCTGCGGTGCCAAGGCGTCCCATCTCTGTAGATACTGCGGAAACAGCCGTAAGGTTTGTCTTGTCAGAAGCGGTAAGGAACGTACTTTCGAGGTAGTTTTTAGTAACTGCATCCTGAGCATCCACAGGGTCAGCAACGCTTCTAATTTTCTTACTGTCGGCACCCCAGTGGCCCGTCGCATCCAAGTTAATTTTACCTGCCGCGTCATCTGCCGTTTCCTGTGCAGAATACAGTAGCTGGTTCACCTCAGTGTTTAGATCAGTTGCTTTCAAAGTGGAGCTATTTGAGAAGACAACTGACGGTGTGGTGATCGGCGTATTACGCTCCACCTTAATCGCGACACCGCTCGCGACCGCTGAGTTATCTGATGTCTTCTTTATCTGAACGGTAGTTCCACCAGTTAGGATTGTTGCTGTATACTGGCTCCCGCCAGCAGCGGTGGAGACGCCAGCAACATAGAAAACTAGGTGGCTTTCGTTGATGTAACTGAAGGGAATGTTAAAAACTAATGTGCTTCCATCCCCTGTGTAAGTGATGTCAGCAAATGCCATCTATTGTCGTCCTTTAATCATCTGTTCCAGATTTAGTTCTCTACCAGACCTTGAGTACATATCAGCTTTATCAAGTAGCCCTGCGTCTACTGACTTACTGTATTGTTTTGCACCTGGGGGTGCGTCTGCCTGGGTTCCTTCGATATAAAGCATGTCTTTCGCTGCTTGTCGGTAAGAATTGAATATGCTGCCAATAACCTGTGCCCGTGGCCCGTTAGGGTCATCTTGTGTGCCGGGGTGAAGTGTCTGTATCTGTGGGATTGCGTCAGCAAGGGCTTGGCGTAGCGTTCGCCCACCCCCTAATTTCAAGGTTCCTATCAGTTCCTGATATCTGTCAAAAACGGACTGCCCAGATTTATATTCAATACGCGAGAAATCCTTGACTGTTCCAATGCGCCGATCTTTTGGCGGACTGAAGTTCTTGCCCGTGAGATACGCAAGATCAGCAAGTTCTTTTAAGACTATGTCATTCGGGTCTGAGGTACTGGCAGTGAATGGGTTCCACTTGTCCTGCCCACGGTAAACCATCTCCCCTAGCTGGTTCCGCTTGGGGTCAGAGAACTCACCTATGCCGACAGCGGCAAGACGGTTCTTTACCCCATCCATCATTCCGCGGGTCTCGCGGAATACAGGATCACCGTCTAGTTGCCCAATAGCTGCCGGGGTATACGAAGACAATGCAGAACCTAAAACCCGCTCCATATTTTTGTCTGCTGCGGTAATTGCGCCCATGAAGTCGGATAGGCCGCGCATGTAAGTTTTGTTAATTGAGTTTTCAGCGACAGACGCTGCGAGACCAGCAGCGATATCCATAAAACGGTCTTCTTCACCCTTTTTGCCTTCTAGTTCGGCCTCTTTCCACACCTCAGCCAAATCAGCAGCAACGCCAAAGAAGTTTGAAAATGGGTCATACCGCTGGTAGGGTATGTAGCTTTTAGAACCGTCGTCGTTAGTGATGACAAATGAATAGGGTCGCCATTTTTTTGCAATCCATGCCGCTCTGGTTTTCGGGTCACTAGGCCCTGATCCAGTAATCATCCCGTAGTGAGCCATGGTTCCCGCTACAGACACAGCGGCAACACCCGTCACCATTTTACCCCGTGCGCGGGCGCGTACTGAAGGGTCCAAGCTCTTCAAATCTGAACGTAATTTTTTACTGAGAATATTTAGAACAGGTGTCCGCCGAAATGCAGCAGTTAACAGGTTGGTAGGGGTTTTCACAAATGGGAGGATGAACCGGACTCCTGGATACTTCACAGCCATCTGCTGCACCATCGCGGCAAAGCCTTCAAGCTCAGTCGTAAATGTAACTTCCCTAGCAGTGTCCAGCGCCGCTTTAGAGACATTTACCTGATCTGCATTTTTAGCGATGAACTCTTCTAGGGCCTTACCGTCTAGTCCCTTGGCTGCCCCTTCTTTCTGAAGCGCCATCCTGAATGCGCCTTCGTCTAATGCTGCCGCCGCCCCGTCTGGGTCAAAACCACGTTTCTCAGCAGTGGCTATCCATTCATTAAGCTCATCCCCCTTCAAACCCTTCTGACGGCCAGCAACCCAGAGATCAGTTTTGAGCTTCCCTCTGTAGGTTGCCTGCTTGAAGAATTCATCAGAGAACAGGAGTAGGCGTGATGGCAGGGTAGATATTAAGTTTGCCCCACCCCGGATACTGCGGCCTTCCTTGTCTACTAAGGACATCTTCTGCCCGCCAAAGGGATTGTTATCTATTTCAAGTTTTCCACCGACAGCATCCAAGACTGATTGATCTCGTCTAGCTGCAAAACCAGCCATCCTGACGGCTTCCAGTGCAGACCCGTAGGTGTAGCCAAACTGTTTGACACCCCTAATCATTTCTGTGCGGTTTAAGGTCACAGCGCCGCCGACAGTCTGCTCAATCATATTAATATTTGCCTGCATAAAGTTGGACACGGCGTTGATGATTTGAGTGTTAGGTCCCGACAGCATCATGTTGATGCGGAACGTGTTCAGCTTGTCCCACACGGAACCAATATCTCTCGCGCTGGGGGCTTCTTTGCCTGCTAACTTTGCAGCTTGCACCTCCCTGAAATATCTGGTCATCCCTGAACGACTTCGAGTTGCTTGATTTTGCAGTGCTGCTGTAAGTGCGTCCCCTCTCTTATGAACCATTTTTTGGGCATTCATGGCCCGCCCAATCGCCGCTCTTTGCCCTCGAAATGATGCTTCTAGGTTAGCGTACAGTTCCGTCATGTGAATTGCGTCTAACTCAAATTCATCAAAGTTTTTCCAGCCTAAGCCTTTGATTGCATTTTCATCGATTTCCTTTGCGGCCCATTTTGTCCATATCTCCGCAATGTTCTGCATTTCCTCGCTCATGGTGTCTACAAACTTGCGTTTGGCTTGTAGTGAAGCGGCTAAGTTCTCCCACTTTGCAAGTCCATCAGCGCCTCTAGGGACATCTCCAAATTCGCGAAGAAGGCCATCCCAATCGTTTTCAAACAGGCCCTTGAGGTGATTGACGTGTCCCCCCATCTTGGCGCGGACTGTTGCCCACCGCTCTGTCTCCCCACCCCTAGCAGCCTCAAATTCCTTTGCCAGCCCAGCGTCTTTTTCCCCGACTGTTATTATGATGTCTTCAATGTCTTCCGGGTCTGTGACGTAGCGGAAGTTTCTTGCAAGCTCACCGGGACGCATGACATTCCCTGTCTGCATATTTCTCATTGCGGCACCTGTAAGGATGCGATCTACAATGCTCCCGAATACTCGAAAGTTTTTACTTTTAGGGTCACTTATTCGATCTATGTAGGCAGAAGTCTGATCATTCTCTCTTGCAGTCCGCTCTAAAGCCTCATCCACGGTCTCAGGAAATAACTGGCTTTCAGGCACTTCAGGCTCAACGCGGGCAACAGGGGCGGCTTCATCCGCAGCACTGGCTGGCGGTGGTGGGACCTGTTCTCCTGCCGCAGCCTCTCTAGCAGTGACTTCATCCAGCTTGCCTTCAACACCCTTCTGAATGTCTTCAGCGCCTTCTGCCCCAAGCTCCTTGGCTTTCTGATTATCTCCTCGTTTTAAATAACCAGCAGCCCTAACAACCTTAATGATCCCTTCGACCGCCAGCCCTAAGCCCGCGCCTTCAATCGAATTACGCAGTCTGTTCTGGAGATCAGTGTCATCTGGGTTAGTCATAAGTTGACGGGTAGCCCAAGTGTCTACACCGGCATCCTGTAGAAAGTCTGAGAGGTTTCCCTCTTTACCCTCAAAGCTGACAAAATCAGCGACTGCACCACGCGACAGTCCTGATATAGCCCCTTGTTTACCTGCGGATAGCCCTGAGAACAGCTTACCTGCCTTAAAGAATTTACCCACACCGACGAAGCCAGCGACAAATTGCGACACCCCTTCGACTGCCTTGCCTGTGAAAGTGTCTGATCGTTCAGCGCCAAAAGCGTCTGCTATCTTCCACTGTTTGTCAGCTTCCTGAAGCGCCCGCATTTCGTCACCGCTTCTGTACTTAATGTCGAACGCACCATTCTCATCGTAGAACGTGAGGTCGCCAGTGTACCTGCTGATCAGATCGCCGGTCGCATCGACAGACCTGAGTACACCAGAGTAAACAGCGCCGGGTATCTCCTCGACGTTGTCCCAAAACCCACTGCCGTCATCTGTTTCTTCAGGTTCGCTGGGGGTGCCTTGGCGCTGTGCTATGTATTGGGCTGCACTGCCTGCGCCGTAGACAGTTTCGAAGTCTTGTGTGTTTTCTCCGGGGTTCTGATTGAGAAACTCAATGTCTTCAGGAGCTACATTAAGTCCCGCCATCACTCTTCGCCTTGGCTGATGTAATCCAGGACGGCTTTGACAATAGAATCAAGCTGTTTGCGCTCATTAGAATTTGTATACACCCCATAATTCAGGTTGAAGAACTCTTTAATAGCCTTTTCCTGCTCCTCCCGAAGCTGTTTAGCCCGCCCCTCTGCAATGTACGTTGGATTGTTTTGATATACCGATTCATTAGGTATTGGCGTTTCCACCACCCCTTGAAGTGCCTGCGTTGCCGCCTGTAGCTGATTTGAGTCTAATGTGACGCTATCTGCTGTGATTTGATTTGGGCGTATTTTGCGGTCAAATTCAGCCTGCTTGCGCTTTATCTGTGCAGCGGCGGCAGCACCAGCATTGGCTGTGGCGTCCGGTGGCCGCACATTTGGATTAGGAGCGGGAGTTGGCTGAAGAGTGTCAAGACTGAAGCCGGGGATGCCCTCTTGTGCCAGTATTTTGTATTTTGCAGCGAGGCTTGTGCCTTGTAAATCAAATTTCCATCGACTTCTATTCCCAACGTGATCTGGCCCTAACGATAATTCTTTACCGCTTTCAGAGGCAGCATACTGTAATAGAGCGTATTTTTGTGCGGCGGCTCTGAGCGTGGCTTTCCCTTGCGTAGTGTTTAAGTCCACGGTTTTTTCTTGGTTTGATATAGGGTCTCTGAATTTGCCCCCAGCTACCTCAACATCGTTTATGAAACTTATGGTGTCGTTTTTGATCAGTATGCCGTCGCCGTCCACTTGACCAGATATGCTTTTGCCAAATAATTTACTGAGACTGTCTAAGTTCCCAGAACCTAACATACTTCCTTCTTTTTTCATCCTCACTGCGGCGGACAGTAAACTATTATGTTCCGATATGGTCATCCCATACTGTAACGCAAGCCGTCCAGCGACTTCCTCCATCTTGCTTTTGTCAGTAGTGCGGAGAGTATCAATCGCTTTCACAAAATCGCTCGTCTTTTGAGCCTCAGTACGGAATCCTCTAGCGTTTTGGGTGTTCTGTCTAAGCGTTCTAATTGTGCCGATTGCAGAAAGTATAGTTTGATTATTCACATGCTCTTCGGCGTCACCTAGCTTTCTTCTCACATATGCAATCGCTTCCTTTTCTGTTGTAGGCAGGCCATCATCAGTTACAATATTCCGCATTTCTGATTCAGCCGCGTTTGCTGCCCTAACTCGCTCTACCTCAGCCGCATTCCTGTCGCGGCGCTCACTCTGAATGATTCTATCTTTAGCGTCTTCTAGGCTTCCGTATTCCTCAACCGTGAGTGTTTCTTTAGTTCCATCTAAACGGCGTAATGCGCCTGTCTCAGACATTTTTTGAAGTTGTGAAATCAAGCCAATGTCATCACTATTTATCGCTTGTTTAAGCCAAAGTGTTCTGGCTTCTTTTGGGTCCATACCTAACGCGATGGCTTTCTGTATGCGGACGTAGCTACCTGACACCTTACCTTCGTCAGCCATGCTTGGGTTGGTAAAATCGCCAGCTATTAACTGACCTGTCTTTACAGCCAGATCATCACGCATAGCCTTGTTTGTGTAGGCCGCATGTTGGGCGTACAGAGTATTTGAGTATTGACTTAATCGGTTGCTTGCAGCGCCAATGTAATGTGCGTCATCAGGTAGATTAGCGTTATATTCTCCTAATTTCTGACTGAGCCACTTAGACGCATCAAACGGAACTAGCTTGCCGTTAGTGTCATAGCTGCCGTTTTTGTTTTTTTCATATTCGATATTTAACGTAGAAACATAATTAGCGGCGTGTGCCTCACCGACAGTGGCGTTATATCCGATTGACCAAGCTGCCGATTTAGAAGGGTGTGCTGTCTTAGCAAGTTTCCATTCGTTAGGATTGTTTGCGATGTCGATGGTCGCTTGTTTGCGAGCTAGTGTCTCCTGTTCCTTGTTCCACTTCTCTTCACGGGCATCATTTTCGCGCTTGGCTACATTAAGGGCTTTTTCCAACGACCTAAGTCCATCAGACTTTTCACCTGGTTGAACGACGACGCCAGTTTTGCTTTGGAAGAAAGTGTCTACAGGGGAAAGCAGGTTGCGCTGAATTCGGGTTGAAGGTGCGTCTACTTTTTGTCTAGCCATTTATGACTTCCCAAACACTTTCTCGTACCCACCCTGTCCTTCGACGTACTTATTACCTGCACCAGCAATACTAAGCACGGCACCTACAGGCGAAGGCCCTGACTTGTATGCGTCTGGCCTGTTGTCCTCTATGCGCTGCGCTTCTTGAGCTTTGATCCCCAGTACATTTGATTCTAACTGGCTCAAATTCTGTGACATTTCAGATTCGCTTGCCATTGTGTTCCTGTAGTTGACGCCTACGATGTCCCAATAAGCCTCATCAACTGAAATACCTTGGACACCATTTGATCCCGCCATTGTCAACGATGTCGCCTCTGCTTCCCGACCTTCAAGAGCCTTGGCAAAGCCATCAGCAATGATTCTTTCATTCTCAATGCGGGCCTGATCCTGTGTCTGGGCAATCTCGTCATTTGCAGACTGACGTGCCCTAGCAGAACTTGCTGCCTTCGCTGTGTTTTCAGCGGCTGTTTGAGCATTCTGCTCATCTGTGGCTGCGCTCTCTGCCATATAGCCAGCGGCGGTCGAGGCGATAGTCAGCGCAAGCCCTATGGTTGCCGGTTCACACATGGGCTAACCTCCCAAATTCGTAGAAGGGGCGATTTTCATAGCCATAATTGACCTTTCGTATAAACTTAAAATCTAGCCATTGCAGCCATCTGTGGTGAACAGTGTTCCTGACATCTGCATAGTTCCAGAGGAGGGGGTGCGCCGCGTGTAGCTCGTCACGAAGAGCCTTGGATCGCCGCAGGAACTCTCTGCGATGTTGTACGATGCCGTCTGTACCGACCATCCAGATTGAGGCCCCTGTATTGGCGGGCACTGTGCCCCAAATTACAAATGGGACGTTGTCAAACAGGCCGACTTTGACAATATCGGATGCTGACAAACCTTCCTGTAGGACTTTCCAGTTGGACTTACCAGACGCTGCAAACAGTTCAGCGGTGTCCTCATCGCGCAGGTTGTCTGCGAGATACCTGACATCGCCTATGTCAGCGTCTTCGATGCTATATTCGATTGGCTTTCTGCTGGTACATGCCTTCCCAATCTGTTGAGGAAAAGGCACTGTTAAAGGGCGTGTCATTCTTGACGACTATTTTTACCTGATCGTTTTTGGAGAATATTGGGAACCTGAATTCGCCAGTGGCGTAGCTCACTGCATCTAGGACGTTACTGGATGAACCCAGGACGCGCCCGCTGAATGCGTATGACCTAGTGGCTCTATTTGTAGGTGTCACCTCGACAGTGAACTGGGCTGTGTTCAGGTACAAAAGCGAGAAGTACCTCAGTTGCAGTCGTCCGTCTTGAATGGGTGTTTCTGAGCCACGGTCGCCTGATCGCACAAATTGATGCGAGTACTCATACTCAAACGTGTATGGCACCCCGACACTAAACGCGGTTGACGAGAGGTCACCCGGCAGCAAGATGGCAGCCGATGTCTGGCTGTTTATTGTAGGTATTGTTCCGTCAGACTGTACGACCTGCCATGCGGCAGCTTCTGTGTACGGGGGAGTGACGGTGGTTACATCTGTTCCTGCATTGTACGAAACTGTGCAGTCTGTATTCACTGATTTTCTGTCTAACAGGATGTCATTTGGTGTCCCGTCAAGGCCCTCGCCTTCCTCGACAACCATCTTATCGATGTGTACGCCTGAGTTGCTCTTGTAGACGATATAGAGGTCTTGTTCTAAGAACTCAGCCGACAGGATTGTGTACCCGGCAGGAAACGTCCATTCGCCCCACGCGGACTGTAGTTTTTCATCTCCGCTGTAGTACCATTTGTACATAAACAGCTTGTTTCTGTTACCGGAGCTAAGGACCGCCATAAGGTCTTCAGTGGTACTGCTGGACATCTTGACGATGTTTGCAGGCACATAGCGAGGCACCTGAATAGTGATTTCCGCTGAGTCTTTATTGTCGGTCTGATCAGTAACAAATAACTCTCTGATACCGGCAAATGAACTGCCATCAACAGCGAAGAAGACGTTAGGACCGACTGCTGTCGGCTTGGCTGTGATTGAAGCATCAAACGTCGTCGCAACACGGATGCCGACAGTTGCTGGTGTCAGTGTGTCACCGCTCTCGACTTCAAACTGCACTTTGTCAGAAAACAGCAGCAAAGTTTTTGCGTAGGGAATAGCGGCGTATAGCGTAGCCACGCTGTTGGTGGTTGAGGCGACATCAATGCGCTCACTGTCTAAAAGCTGAACAGCCGTCGTCCTGTAGAAATTCTCAAACTCTTGGTTCTCACTAAAGGTGACATTTTCACCTGACAGCAGCCCCATCCTTCCTTTGTGTAGAAATATGTCGTTTATCTTGTTTCCGACAAATGAAGGGTCTGGATTAGTTGAATAATCACCAGCCATCCGTTGCCCCCACAAATCCACCTTAAAAGTGAACGTGCCATCAGCAATCCTTACGAGTATGTGCG